GAACCTTGTGTTGCTGCAGGTAAAGCTGCTGCACAAGCTGCTGCACCAGTATAATCAACTACATTTAATGAGTTATCTACTAAAGTAATATTTGCACCAGTAGCTGTATCAGTAAGTGTTAAACCAGTTAAGTCAGGCATACCTGAACTCATTCTAGTTGTTTCAACATCTGAGCTTGCATCTCTAGTTGCGATTTGAAAACCTTTGGTGGACCTAACTGGTCCATTAAAAGTTGTGTTTGCCATTTTCTTCTCCTTTGTTATTTTACTGTCTTGGCTTGTCTGCTAGGTCAGTCAGTAAAAATTAATAAACCCTAGAAATTATTTATCTATATCTTTAATAAAATTTAATACGTCTTTATCTTCTTTTTGTTCTATATCTACTTGTTTCTTTGCAGAATCAAAAAGCATCTTTTGTTGTTCTAATTGTATCTTTTCTTCTTCAATAGATAACTTAGTCATCATATCTAACTTCTTTAATGCTTCTCTACTTGTTCTATCATCTACAGATTTTTGTGCTTTAAATGAAGTTGTGATACCTTTATGTTGAGCATCTATCATTTGTCCTTGACGTTTAATATCTAATTCTTGTGCCTCTATTGCTATCTTAGCATTTTCTTTTGCAGCATCTAATTTAATTTTTTCTTTTTCTAATTCTACTTTAGATTGTTCTAATGCTACTAACTGTTGTTCAGGTGTCATTTGTTTACCCATTGCTATATTAGCATTAAGAACATCTTGAGCTGCAGCAGCCATAACAGCTTCTATTTCTGTAGGCTGTTGAGGTTGTTGAGGCATTTGTTCCATCATAACTTTAGATGTACCATTCATTTGTTCTTGATATTTCATTATAGAATGTTCTTGTATATTTGCTTCTAGTACAGGTTTTAATCTAGCCATAATAGGATTAGCTCCATTCATTGGGTCTGATAAATAAGACATCTTTACTTGAATATGAGCATCATGATTTTGACCTGGAAAAGCTGAAATAGGTATACCTTTAGTTGCAGCAGCTATATCAGATACTGGGTCTAAAGGTTGTGGCTTTGGTGCCATTGGTAATATCTCTTCTATATTAGGCATATTAGCAGCATTTAATATAGTTCTATTTAATGCTTCAAGATTAAACATACCTGGTGGTGATTGTTGTGCCATCTGTAATGCCATATTAGCTAACATCATTCTATGTGCATTAGAAGGTATGTTAGGGTCACTAACAGGTATAACATCTACAACACCATCAAAATCTTTTTTAAATATTTCTCTACTTGCATTAGGAACATCATAAGGATATTCTGCAGGTAGAAAATCATAATCTATTTCTGCAATAATTTTAAATTCATCTCTTTGTGATTTA